CTCTCTGATGTATAAGATCGTGGAGATCGGCGGCAACATCGTCAAGGGTCTGTGGCGCGGCATTACCCAGCTTGCCTCGTGGCTGTGGGATAAGGTGTCCGGGTGGATCTCCTCCATCTGGGACGGCATCTGCGATTTCTTCGGTATTCATTCGCCCTCGAAGGAGATGGCATGGGTCGGTGAAATGCTGGTCAAGGGCTTGTCCGGCTCCATTGAGGATAACGGTGATGAAGCGGTCAAGGCAGCAGAAGGCATGGCTGAGGACATCAACGGCGTCATGGGCGACCTTGCTCACGATATGCAGACGGCCCTGCCCACGGACTTTGATGTGAACGGCTCGATCCACTCCGCCGTGGACGGCGTGGTCGGCAAGGCGGCATCCGCTTTCAGCATTGCCCTGAACATTACGAACTTCAACAATTACAGCAGTGAGGATATCCGTCAGCTCACCAACGAAGTCATGGAAACGGCAAATCAGTTCGCCCAGCGGAAAGGAGTGGTATTCGCATGACCTATTTCACCTACAACGGCCGCAGTTCCTCTGATTTCGGTCTGCATATCGAGAAGAAGGACGTGTTCTCCGCACCGAAGTACGATGCGGAGTTCGTCTCCATTCCCGGTCGTAGCGGCGATATCATCAATCCCAACCGCCGCTTTGCCAACATCAAGGTGAGCTACACGGTGTTCCTCGCACGGAAGAATCCCGCCGCCCTTGCCTCCGTCCTGCGGGACATCAAGGGCTGGCTGTATTCCGAGCCGGACAGGTACCACGAGATCACCGATTCCTACGATGCGGAGTATTTCCGTTACGGCGTCATCTCCGGCAATCTGGACATTGAGGAGCAGCTGAACAAGGTCGGCAGTTTCACCGTGACCTTCAACTGCAAGCCCTACAAATACAGCTTTGCGGGACAGGAAACGGTGTCGGCTGACAGTTCTGAACTGACGATTACCAATCCCACTGCTTTTGAGAGCCGTCCGTATATCAAAATCTATGGCAGCGGTCTGATTCGGCTCATGGTTCAGCCGGAGGGTCAGGGTACAAGCTCCTGGGGCTTTGCCGGTGTGGATGAGTATATCGAAATCGACAGCGAACACATGAACTGCTACAAGGGTACCGTTCTCAAAAACGATATCCTTTCCGGAGAAGGCTTTCCGGTACTGAAGCCGGGAGAAAACATAATCGCCTGTGCCGGAAATGTACGCAGAGTTGAAGTTGTTCCAAGGTGGTGCTGCCTATGATTCCCGTACTTTATCCTGCAAATGCTACGACTTTATCCACCTTCGGTCTGGGTGTGCTGACGGATACCATTTCCTGCGAAATCACCGAGGAGCGAAACGGTGTGTTTGAGTGTCTGCTCAAGTACCCGGTGAGCGGTCAGCACTATGGGCTTATCACCAAAGAGTGCATCGTTAAGGCAAAGCCCAATGACACCGCCGCAGACCAGGCATTCCGCATCTACCGCATTACGAAGCCGCTGAACGGCATCGTTACCATCTATGGGCAGCACATTTCCTATGACCTTGCCAATGTGCCGGTTCTGCCGTTTTCCACGGAGAGCCGCTCTCCGCAGCTGATCCTTTCGCAGATCCTGTCGGGAGATACACGCTTCACGGGCTGGACGGACTATTCGGACGCAAAGGCATTCTCCGTCAAGCAGCCGAAAAGCGTCCGAGCCTGTCTCGGCGGCACGGAAGGCTCCATGCTCTCTCAATGGCATGGCGAATTTGAGTGGGATAACTTCACTGTAAAATTCCACTACCATCGCGGACAGAAAACCGGTGTGGTCATTGAATACGGCAAGAACCTCACTGCCTGGGAACAGGACGAGGACAACAGCGGCGTGTACACGGCTCTGCTTCCGTATGCGGTGTATACCTCGGAAGGCGCAGAGAATGAGACTGTGGTCACGCTGCCGGAGGTTACGCTCCCCATTGTGACTTCGGAGATCGCCCGGTCGAAAACGCTTATTCTGGACTTTTCCGACCAGTTCGCAGAGAACGCCTCCATTACGGAAGAAGCCCTCCGTGCCAAAGCCAACAGCTATATCAAGGCAAATCCGCTGGGTACGACCATCCCGACGGTCAAGGTTTCCTTTGAGCCGCTGTGGAAACAGCCGGAATACTCGGCACTGCTGGAACGGGTCAACCTCTGCGATACCGTCACTATCCGGCACTCACAACTTGGTGTCAGTGTGTCCGCTATGGTCATTGAAACGGTATACGACACCCTTGCCGAACGGTACAAGAGCATCTCCCTTGGGCAGAGCAAGTCCAGCATGATTACCACCATCTCCGAGGTGCAATCCTCGGTGGACAAGGTGGAATCCACGGTGGGACGCTTTCCGAAGCTGCTCCAATCTGCCATCGGCAAGGCAACGGGACTTATCACCGGGCAGAGCGGTGGGTATGTGGTCATCCATACCACCGAGGAAAACGGACAGCCCTATGAGCTGCTGATTCTGGACACACCATCCATTGACGATGCTGTGAATGTCTGGCGATGGAATGTGGGCGGCTTGGGCTTTTCCCATAACGGCTACAACGGTCCCTACGAAACCGCCATCACGGCGGACGGACAGATCGTCGCAGACTTTATCACCTCCGGCTCTCTGGTGGCAAACATCATCAAGGCAGGTGTTATCCAGTCCCAGGACGGTTCGTCTTACTGGGATCTGGAAAGCGGTGAGGTGGTGATTCGTGCGTATGTCTCAACGGATGAGTTTGCGGAGAAAACAGCCTATCTCCAACAGAATGTGGACGGCCTCAACAGCTATGTGGCAACCCTTACCGAGACCATGGAATCGGTATCAAACGACCATGGCATACTGGAAGAGCGGCTGCGAAGCTCCGAAAGCAAAGTATCTCAGCTTCAGCACACGGTGGACGGGCTGTCCGTCACCATGCAGGAGCAGTACATCGGCGGTATCAACTATGTGCAGAACTCCTCCGGGCTGAACGGCATCACCGACGACTGGGGGTATTCCGGCACGGTGCGGACGGATGCATCTACGGATACGCAGAACAACACAATCTCCGACTCCTGCTTTGTGCTGGGGGCTTACTCCTCGCTGTCGCAGTATATCCGAGGGGTAGTTCCCGGCACTTACACGATCTCGGCTCGGGCAAAGAAAACCTCGACTATGTCTGGGTATTTCTATGTGACCTACAACGGGAACAAGACGAAGTATCTGTTCAACAAGTCCACGGCGTTTGAATGGACAGATTATTCCGTGACGCTCACGGATGTGACCGACCCTACGCTGCGTATTTACTGCTATTGCCGGGATGCGTCCATCTACCTCGCAGACATCATGATCTCCGAAGGAGCAATTCCCCGAAAGTGGACACCCGCGCCAAACGAAATCTATACGCAGGAGGTCAAGATTGACAAGCGCGGCATCGAGGTATCCAACAGTGCATCGTCTCAGCGGACGGTCATCACGAACACAGAGTTCGCAGGTTATTACAACGATGAGGTGATTTTCACCCTGAACAAAGATGAAACACAGACGAAGAAAACCACGGTGGACGGCGATCTGACCGTGGGTAAGACGAAGTTCGTTCCCATGCCAACAGCATCTGAGGGGCTGAACATCGTCATTCTGGACTAAAGGAGGCAAGGCTATGGCAATGACAGGCGGCACCGCCTATCTGGTGAAATCCGAAAGAACGAATTACGGCTCCAACAGCTGGACGACAGACCTGTACATCTATGTGAAAGTCATTTCCCAGAATGTAGTCGCAAACACCTCCACCATTGCGCTGGGTATGTATGTCTATTCGAAATACTCCATCGCATGGTCGGACTTCGGCACAAACGGCACTTCCTACATCGGCACAGCAACCTCCGGTGCGAACTGCTTCACCTATACGAACGGTCAGAGCGGCAGCGGCACAAAGTGGCTGGTGGAGGACAAGCAGGTCACGGTATCCCACAACAGCAACGGTACGCTGACCCTTCCGATTTACTGGCACTGGGGCGTCAACAGCCCTTGGGGGCAGTACACCGGCCCCTCCGGCAGCTACAATGTGACGCTGAGCACCATCGACCGTGCTGCCCCTACCGTGACCTTTTCTGTTTCGGTCATTACCGCAAACGGCTTCAAGATTTCCGCCAGTTCCACCTCGACGGCAGACATTTGGCAGTACAGCATCAACAGCGGCTCCACATGGACGACATTCTCGACATCGGCATCCGCCAGTGCCAACGTAACGTTGCCCTCGCTTTTGCCGAACACAAACTACACGGTGAAGGTGCGGGCACGGCGGCAGTACAATCAAGTATACGGCACCTCCGGCAGCTCTACGGTGAAAACACTGGGCGGCGCGGTTGTGAACAGCGTCAACACGGTGACCGCAGACAATGCCAGAGTGACCATCACCCTCAACGTCACCGTGTATGAACCTTCTTATATCAATTCTCTGGCGATCAAAAGCGGGAATACGACCATCCTGACCGTTACCGGGCTTGCATGGACGAAGGGTACGGCAAACCGCTCGGTCACCCTGTCATCGGCACAGAGAACCACGCTGCTCAATTGGATGGCTTCAATGAAGTCATTCACCGGCACCTTTGCGGTTTCCTCCTTCAGCGGCTCTACACAGATTGGCAGCACTTCAAGCAAAACCGCCACGGTACTGACCACGGCAACCAATTCTGCTCCGGCCATAAGCGGATTCACTTATGCCGACAGCTACACGACCACAAAGAACCTCACGGGCAACGATCAGCTGTTCGTACAGGACTACTCAACCCTCAAGGTCACCCCCGGAACGGCGACTGCGAAGAACGGAGCGTCCATTTCCAACTATACCGCTTCCTGCAACGGTTTATCCGCATCCAATTCGACCGGTGCTGCAATTACGGTCGGAAAGATCACCAAGTCCGGCAGTGTGACGGTCACGCTCACGGTCACGGACTCCCGCGGTTACACCGCTGAAACTTCACAGATGGTGACGGTCATTCCGTACACCAAGCCGAAGATATCCTCGGTGACGCTCCGACGAACCAACGACATTGAAGCGGAAATGCAGCTCAAATTCAGCGGCTCTATTTCTGCTGTGACCGTAGACGGGACGCAGAAAAACAGCGTGGTTTATGTGCGGTATCGGTACAAGAAAACCAGTGAGAGCAGTTACGGCAGCTACGCCAGTATCGTCTCCGGCACAACCCAAAGTGGCACATCATTCAGTTACGCCAATCTGGAACTTTGCAATTTGGATGCCAACAGTTCCTACGACTTCCACTTACAGATCCAAGACAAGCTCTATTCTTTGAGTAGTCTGGATCTGTATTTTACTGTTCCGCAAGGGACTCCGCTCGTTGCGCTTCGTAAAAAGAAAGTCGGCATCAACACACCGAACCCGCAGGCCACGCTGGATGTGGACGGTAGCATCCACATGAACGGCGTCAATGTCCACGGCAAAATGGGCAGAGTGGACGGCTCGACCACCGACCTCAACAATGTGAAGACTCCCGGCTATTATTTTGCGTATTCCGCTTCCACGGCAAAGCACTTTCCGACCACCACAATCGGTATGCTGGAGGTCTTTCTGCCGGAAAGCTACTTCATTCAGCAGCGGTACACCATCTATGACGGCTCGAGGATGTACATCCGAGGAAACTACGGCGGCACATGGTCCTCGTGGCACACGGTGTCGCTGACCACGGTAACATAAAGAATATTTTTTGGAATCAAGGTGCTCTGCGGAGTGCCTTTTTTCATACCATTTTCAAAATCAAAGGAGGACAAACAACATGAAAGAATTCTGGACGACCATTCAGGTAGTATTCGCCGGTATCGGCGGCTGGCTGGGCTGGTTCTTGGGAGGATGTGACGGCTTGCTTTATGCGCTTCTGGCATTCGTTGTCATCGACTACATCACCGGCATCATGTGCGCCGTGGTGGATAAGAAGTTGTCCAGCGAAGTCGGCTTCAAGGGCATTTTCAAGAAGATCCTGATTTTTGCCCTGGTTGGCATCGGACACATCATTGACGCACAGGTCATCGGCAGCGGCAGCGTTCTGCGCACAGCGGTAATTTTCTTCTACATCTCCAACGAGGGCGTCTCGCTGATTGAGAATGCGGGGCATCTGGGACTGCCCATTCCGGAGAAACTGAAATCCGTGCTGGAGCAGCTTCATGACCGTGCGGAAAAGGAGGATGAATAATATGGCTTACACCAACAGCCCTCTGGTGTCCTACACCAAACTCAGTCCCAACCACTCCGGACAGCGCACCCACAGCATTGACCTCATCACGCCGCACTGCGTGGTGGGTCAGTGCAGCGTGGAGACACTGGGCAACATCTTTCTGCCAACTTCCAGACAGGCAAGTTCTAACTACGGCATCGGTGTAGACGGAAGGGTCGGGATGTATGTGGAAGAGAAAAACCGCTCCTGGTGTTCCTCTTCTGCTGCCAATGACCAGAGAGCCGTCACCATTGAATGTGCTTCCGATACCACCGAGCCGTATGCGTTCAAGGATGTCGTTTACCAGACACTCATCAAGCTCTGCATGGATATCTGTAAGCGCAACGGCAAAACCAAGCTGCTCTGGCTTGGAGATAAGACGAAAACGCTGGGCTACACTCCGAAGCCAGATGAGATGGTGCTGACCGTCCACAGGTGGTTTGCCAACAAGTCCTGTCCTGGCGACTGGATGTATGCCCGGATGGGCGACCTTGCCTCGAAGGTCACAGCAGCTCTCGGTGGTACGCCCTCTGAGCAGAAGCAGCTCTACCGTGTCCGCAAGACGTGGTCGGATTCCAAGTCCCAGAAAGGCGCGTATAGAGTCCTCGCAAATGCCAAAGCCTGCGCCGACAAGAATCCGGGCTACTCCGTGTTCGATTCTGACGGGAAGGCGGTCTACACTTCTGGGAATGGTGCTGCTGTCGTGAACGGCGACGACACTTTCAAGGTGCGGGTCTCCGTGCCTGACCTGAACATCCGCTGCGGCCCCGGCACCAACTATGCAGCCACCGGTCGGTTTACCGGAGCCGGAGTCTTCACCATCACTGCTGTGCAGTCCGGTCAGGGCTCCAGCTCCGGCTGGGGCAAGCTCAAGTCCGGCGCTGGCTGGATTGCGCTGGACTACGCCAAACGCGTATAATCGCATAAACCATTCTGGGCCTATGGGAGAAATCCTGTAGGCCCCTTTTTCTATTTTTGATACAAATATCCGCTCAAAACGGCCTCCCACCTTCAGTGGGAACTGAAGGATAAGCCTTCGGATTGGAGGTCGCTATGACAAACGAACAGAAATACAAAATCGCGGAGCTCCGCCAGTCCGGGTACGGATACGCCAACATTGCTGATGCGCTCGGCCTGACCAAGAATCAGGTTTCTGCCTACTGCCGCAGGGCAGGGCTCACCGGCACCAAGGCCGCTGTGGGCACGACCGATGTTCCTGCTTCAAACTGCTGCCGTAACTGTGGCAAGCCGCTGATGCAGGTCGCCGGGAGGAAGCCTCTCAAGTTCTGCTCGGACGCCTGCCGCATCCACTGGTGGAATACGCATCCGGACGCTGTGGATAAAAAGGCGTTCTACGATTTTACATGTGCCTGCTGCGGGAAGCCCTTCCGGGCCTATGGCAATTCTCGGCGGAAATACTGCTGCCACGCCTGCTATGTTCAGGCTCGGTTCCAAGGTGGTGATAGCCGTGACTGAGGAGCAATTCGACCGGGAGAAACGGTATCAGGCCAGCATGAATATGTTTCGGACGATGTTGAAAAACGGCCTCATCACCGAGGAGCAATACGCCATAATTGATACAAAAATGCTGGAAAAATATCGGCCTTTATTGGGGACATTATTTTCGGAATCTACTTGCTATTCCGGGCTTTCAGAGCGATGTATAGTACCGGAAAGGAGCTGATTTCATGCGAAAAGTAAGCAAAATCGAGCCGATTTCTCCGTCACTCCCGCCCCGCAAGAAGGTCGCAGCGTACGCCAGAGTTTCGATGGAGACCGAGCGGCTCAACCACTCCCTGTCAGCGCAGGTCAGCTATTACAGCAATCTGATTCAGAGCAATCCGGAATGGGAATACGCTGGCGTCTACGCGGACAATGCCGTCACCGGCACGAAGTCCTCCAGCCGAGAGGAATTCCAGAGGATGCTGGAGGATTGTGAAGCCGGGAAAATCGACATCATCCTCACAAAGAGCATCTCAAGATTCGCCCGGAACACGGTCGACCTGCTGGAGGCCGTCCGCCACCTGAAGGAGCTGGGTATCGAGGTTCGGTTTGAAAAGGAACACATCAATTCCCTGAGCGGTGATGGAGAGGTCATGCTTACCCTGCTGGCATCCTTTGCGCAGGAGGAGGTCAGGAGCCTCTCAGAGAACGTCAAATGGGGCACCCGGAAGCGCTTTGAGCAGGGCATCCCCAACGGACGGTTCTTGATTTACGGCTACCGTTGGGAAGGCGACCATCTGGTCGTCGAGCCAGAGGAGGCCAAAATCGTCCGGCTCATCTACGACAATTTCCTGAAGGGCCTCTCCGCTGAGGCAACGGAAAAGCAGCTGGAGGAGATGGGCGTCAAGTCCATGAAGGGGATGCATTTTCCCAACAGCTCTATTCGGGCCATCCTCAAAAACATCACCTACACCGGGAACCTGCTGTTCCAGAAGGAATACACGCTTGACCCCATCAGCAAAAAGACGCGCAAAAACCACGGTGAGCTGCCTCAGTATTTCGTGGAGAACACCCACGAGGCCATCATCCCGATGGAGACTTATCAGGCGGTGCAGGCTGAGATTGCACGGCGGCAGGAGCTTGGCGCTCTGGCTAACTGGAGCATCAACACCAGCTGCTTCACCTCGAAAATCAAATGCGGCCTCTGCGGTGCCAGTTTTGTACGCAATACCCGGAAGAACCGGGCCAAGACCAGTCAGCTTGGGGAGCGTTACACTTTCTACGGCTGCGGCACAAACAAGCGCAAGGGAGCACACTGTTTCTCCGGCACGATACGAGAGGACGTTCTCAAAGAGGAATGCGCCAAGGCACTCGGTCTGCCGGAATTTGATGAGGATACGTTTTCGGGGCGGGTGGCGAAGGTTACGATTCCGGCCACTGGCACGATGGTTTTCGAGCTCACTGATGGTACCTCCTTTGAGCATCACTGGAGTCGGAATGCAAAGAAGGAAAGCTGGACAGCAGAACGGCGCAAGGCGGTCAGTGAGTACCGGCGCAGTCGGGAAACCGGATGGAAATGCTACCACACCTTCACCCACTTCATCAAATGCGGACGATGCGGCGCAAACTATCGCTGCCAGACGCACAAGCGCGTGGACGGGACGGTAGTACGCTCCTGGTACTGCTCATCACCGACAGCGGTGGACTGCTCCAAAGTCGGCATCCGGGAGGACACGCTAAAGGCGCTCATAGCAGACGTGATGGGCCTGCCGGAGTTTGACGAGGAGCTTTTCAATCAGCAGCTGGCTTACGCGACGGTGCCCGCAGACAATGAGATTGCCTTTCACTTCCGGGACGGACATGAGGTTTCCAGAACCTTTGCCCAGAAGCGCCAGATGCCGCGTCATACCGAGGAGCGGAAGAAGCACATGAGCGAGGTCATGAAAGCGAAATGGAGGGAACGCCATGCCGAAAACGACTAAGAAGATTACCACCATCCCGGCCACGCTGACCCGCTTCACGGCTACGCCTATCACAGAACAGAAAAAGCGCCAGGTCGCCGGTTATGCGCGTGTTTCCACTGACCACGACGACCAGTTCACCAGCTACGAGGCCCAGATTGATTACTACACCAATTACATCAAGAGCCGGGACGATTGGGAGTTCGTCGATGTTTATACGGACGCAGGCATAACCGGCACCAGCACCAAGCACCGCGAGGGCTTCAAACGCATGGTCGCGGATGCGCTGGCCGGGAAAATCGACCTCATCGTGACCAAGAGCGTCAGCCGGTTTGCCCGGAACACGGTGGACAGCCTGACCACCATCCGCCAGCTCAAGGAAAACGGCATCGAGTGCTATTTTGAAAAGGAGAACATCTGGACGTTTGACGGGAAGGGCGAGCTGCTCCTGACCATCATGTCCTCACTGGCACAGGAAGAAAGCCGCAGCATTTCCGAGAACTGCACTTGGGGCCAGAGAAAGCGCTTCGCAGACGGAAAGGTCAGTGTTCCGTTCCAGCGCTTCCTTGGCTACGACCGAGGCCCGGACGGGAATCTGGTGGTCAACCGAGAGCAGGCAGTCATCGTCAAGCGCATCTACAGCTTGTTCCTGCAGGGCATGACCTACCACGGCATAGCCGATACCCTCACCAAGGACGGCATTCCGACACCCGGCGGCAAGAAAAAATGGAGCATTTCCACCGTCAAGAGTATCCTCAGCAATGAGAAGTACAAGGGCGATGCGCTCCTTCAGAAAAGCTACACCGTCGATTTCCTGACCAAGAAGACCAAGGTCAACGAGGGTGAAATCCCGCAGTACTATGTCGAGGATAACCACGAAGCCATCATCGACCCTGAAGTGTTCGAGATGGTGCAGCGGGAAATGGCAAAACGCGGCAAGGGCAAAAAGTACCACAGCGGAGTCCACGCCTTTTCCACCAAAATCAAGTGTGGCGAATGCGGAAGCTGGTACGGCTCAAAGGTGTGGCACTCCAACAGCAAGTACCGCAAGACCATCTGGCAGTGCAATCACAAATTTGATGGCGACTGCCGGTGCCAAACACCGCACCTGACGGATGAAGAAATCCAGCTGCACTTCCTTTCGGCGGCGAACAAGCTGCTGGCCACAAAGGCTGCGGTCATCGCCAACGGCAGAGAGATGCAGGCGCTCCTGTTCGACACCACCGAGCTGGAAGCGGAACAGTCCCAGCTCCTCGAAGAAACGCAGGTGGTCTCCGACATGGTACAGCAGGCCATTCAAGAGAACGCCCGCACCGCGCTGAACCAGACCGAATACCAAAAACGCTACGACAGCTTGGTACAGCGCTTCGACCGGGCCAAGACCCGACTGGAAGAAGTCACCGCCGAGATTCAGGAAAAGCAGACGGCCAGAGCCAACACGGGAACTTTCCTGAACGCCTTTGAACAGATGCCGGACGCACTGGCTGAGTTCTCCCTTGAAAGCTGGCACAGCATGGTGGATTACGCCACGGTCTACAGCGCCGATGACATTCGCTTCACCTTCAAGAACGGTCAGGAAATCCAAGCATAAAAATGCTCCCCACCATTGGATTGTTCCAGTGATGGGGAGTACCTCGTTATACAGTAAGTTCAAGTGTGCCTGCTAAATCGCCATTTGAACTACTCGATTTAATTGAATAACTGAGCTGTATAGTGTCTTTAAGCGGCCTAAGAATTATCATCCTCGACAACCATTTTGATTCTTTTGCATGTAATGAAGGAATGTGGAATGAATATACCTCAGAGTTTCCTGCTTCAGGAGAAGCTATATATCTTGATAGCTCTCGCACATAATCTTCTTCCGTATATCTCGGCTGACCATTAATTCCACTTCGAAGCATGGCATCCATTTCGCCTCGCTGATCCTCCATGCCCCAAAGCCTATCATCTCGACTGTTCTTTATATCCACAGTGTTATTCTGAGCGAGGGCCATCTCAACAAGTCCTTCTTCATAAACGTACCCCTCAACACCTTTTAGGTCATCGCAAATTAGCTCTGCCGTAGGATATATAGCTTCTGCCGTTGAATTTTCAATTTGAATAGAGATAGTAATATCGCTATCAGAAATTGAGGATTCGTTTTGGGCTGCAAGCGGAAGAAGGATTACTCCATCAAATGTCTTAAAATACGTTTCGAGCATTTGAATTCTGGCAATTGTAGCCACCATTTCGACATAATCATCATATTTCTGTTTTTCTTCATCCGTTCCGTCGTACTCACTTCCAAAACCGGGAATCATAGAAGGCTTACGTCTCAATCCGCCAAAATCAAATATTTCCATGCCCACTTCGATTCCCAAGTAAGCCATTATTTGTGCTATGGTATCTGTTTTCTCTTTTTCTTGAATAACAACAGGACTCCACTTATTAAAATCTAAAAGCACTTTGCTTGGTAGTGGAGTAAGTTCAATACCATCTTTTGTTATGATTGTTTTGCCTTGGACGCTTTTTTTCTCTGGCGCAATTTCTTCAACAGGAGGTAATTCATCAACATTCCTTACCTTTGCATTCTGGATGTTTTCAAGTAACATTCGAATTGTGTCCAGCATAACCTCTTTTATAGACTTTGCTGCCCCTGACGCATAAACATTATAGGGGATTAGATTTTTGCTAACTGCCTTTGCTTCACCACTCCAACTTCCAATAGAAATGTTAGAGAACTGAGGCCGTACTCTTTTTCCGTTTTCCATTACATTCATGACAGTATCTGCAATAATGTCCCTCAATTGCTTGCGAACTTCTGATTTTTCTCTTCCCAGTAACGAGAAATGTGTAAGCCTATGGTGCTCTATATCAAACGGAATCTCCCCATCATGACTATAATCATCGTTCATTATACAAATAATATTATCCCAGCCTACAACTTGCGTAGCATAACCAAGCTCAATCATAACATTAGCATTGGGGATTGCCTTGAGTCTGTCTGCCTCATTTCCGTCTTTATCCAAAGGATGATATGTGGCAACTGACGTAACATCTGCTACAAACACATCGCTTTCGTCAATTTTTGAGAAAATAGTTTGTACAATGTCCGGTGAACCAGTCACTCCCTGCGTGTCGCGATCAGCATATACGGAAACCGTATCTCTCAGGCTTCTAACCGCCGCCTCAATACTACTTTCGATAAGTCCGCGCGTTGTGCTATTAGGAAGATCTGATTGCCACGAATAAAAAATGGTAAAAGTTGAATCAGCCATCTTAATATCGCTCCTTATTCTGCATCCGGGCCAGTGTTTCCAGCATATGCTTTCCAATGGATTCCGGATCGTTTTTATATGCTTCACAAATGAGCCTAAGCCCATCTGGTGTTAATATTCTACCGTTATTTCGATCTTTACACAACTGCTGGTAATCCTCCAGCTCTTTTTTTGATATTGTTGGCATTTTCATATCTCCTATATACAAAAATAGCGCCGGTCAGTAAACCGACACCCCTAACGACACCGCGACACCCCTGCGGTTATGCGGCAGCATTTTGTATCAAATAGCGAGTCTTTATTTCTAAAACCTTATCAGTTATTGATATATCAGCTAATTCTATCATAAAATCGACTATCGAACGAGGCGTAAAAAATTGACCTAACCCTTTACCTCTTAGCTGACTAGGTAGAAACTCTTCAAATGCTCTTCCCTTTATATCATTTAATGTGTCTTTTAAATCAAATTGTTTATCTAATATTTCCAATACTTGGCAAAGTGCTGTTGGCGATAAAGCTATTTTTTCATTTTGTGCAAAGATTCCAGGATAATATTCTTTTACATTATCCTTAAACCATTTGTCGATATAATCGCTTTTTTCTTTTTTGGTATTCCAAACTTCAATTTTTGAGATTGTCAATTTTTCATCATCGGAAACAATATCGTTTATTATTTTAACAAATAGAACCTTTGAAAACTCATCAAAAGAAGCTGATGGATCCAATTTATCTATTGATCTTATTTTTGTATGTATCTGACGAAACAGTCTTCTATAATTAGTAACTACTTTAGTATTATCCTGTTCGATACCTGATAAATTAATAACATCTTTTTCTAAGGATAGTGTTGGAAAAGAAATGTATTCTTCAACTAACTTTTTGAATTCAAAATAATTGTCAGACTCAGTTTCGTTAATATTTTTATCATAAATAATTTGTTTACGATTACCTGATAAATAAACTCTAATTACCATTCTATGATAATTGCATAATATTGATATAGGAGTTTCAAGTGCAAAGGCATACGAGTCAATTTGGGCAAAGTATTTATCTAGCTTTTCAGTAGGTGCTTTTGAGTCAATAACAATAATATTTTTATTACTTTTATTCTTAATAACAACATCTGCTTCTTTAGTTGTAGTTGCTCTGCCATGAGTTATTTTTACAGGAACATGTAGATAAACTTGTTTTGATGGAAATCGTAATATTTCCTTTAATAATATATTATAAATGTATTTTGTTTCCACATCTGCCTCGGATATATAATCTGGAGTTTTTTTAGTAGACATTATTCGTTCACCCCTGTTGATGCTATATTGATGATGTAGCAGACGGAAACGTTGGAATTATTAATACCAGATAACAAATTTTGACAGATAATCAGGTAAAAATATCGGTCTGACAAACCACGTTCCGTACATATTTACATTCCAAAAAACGGCTTAAACGCAGTGTTTAAGCCGTTTTTGCTTGGCAGGGGCAGAAGGACTTGAACCCTCGGCACGCGGTTTTGGAGCGACGAAAGTTACTGTTTAAGCCGTTTTATAGGTAGTTAAACTGTAGAAATCTATCCCTGACAGTGTTATAAAAAATGAGTAAAAATAGTTTTAAAACAAATAATTTGTAGAATTATTGTAGAAAGAGGTCAACCATAACTTTATGTAAATAGATAGAAATGAAAGTGCATTTAAATCGATGAAACACAATACTTTAAGATTAAATTTTGAATTGTTTCAATTTTCTTTTGAATTTTTTTATTTTGATTTTCATCCTGTATATATCTGCTATATTGTATTAAAAAAGAGCGATATCCTGCCAATTTGTTTCGTGTTATATATTGATGGTAGTTGTTTTTAAAACCTGTAAAAGAAGATGTAGTCAAGGTATAAATGATTTTGTTTATTGATTTATATTTTTTCCTTGATAAACGTATATTTGTACCAACTACATAACCATTTAAAGATATTTCATTTTCGCATTTTAAAGTTTTTTTTCGATTTAAATAAAAACCTTTATCTGAAATAATTGCTTGAATAGCGTTTGTGAATTTGTAACTATGGATGTAACTGCTTTCTGATGAAAATAACATATCATCTGCATATCTGGTGTAATGGACTCCAATTTTTTCACAATATTTTTCTATGCGTATATCTAAACTACGGAAAATAATGTTAGATATAGCAGGAGAAGTAATTGCCCCTTGAATTGCGTGATTATTTAATGTTGTAATATCAACTATAAGTTGTAGAATATAATCCCTATCATCGCCAGAAATATCATTGCTAATATAATATGATAAGCATTGATATATATCGTCGATTTCAATAGAATCAAAAAAATCAGAAATATCTAATCTTAAGTAATGTTTTCTTTGATTGTTGGAAATATGTGAGACTAAAAAATCAAAATAAGATCTGCGTTTGCAGAATCCATAAACACAATCTGGGAAAAGTATGTTTTTAAATATTTCTCTGTTTATTTTCTTTTGTAGAGTATAAATTAGATTGTCTTTTATTAAACCGTAAATATATCTACTGCCAATCTTTTTTTGTAATTTATATTTAAAATAGGCTTTTTCTTTATCTTTTATAGCACTGGTAACAGTATCTTCATCACAATCTAAAATTTTTAAAAATTCCTCTTTAGTTTCAATTCTAAAACTATTCATAAAACTCTCCTAAAACAAAAGAGCCTATTAAGGCTCTTTTTATTGTGAGTACCACCCAGATTACCGCACCGCGAGTACGCACGGTTATTATTTAAAGAATAATTGTGCGATTCTCTATCGAATAGCAAATAAAATAACCTTGGATTATTAAGATTACATTTTACTTTCTCATTATGTATCAATATCAACAAGGCTGTATAAAATATGCACATTTCATACAAATTTCTACTCACAACGTTATTCTACCATATTTTCAAGTTCTTGTAAAGTATTATATAAACTGGGAAAATCTTTTCTAAATTGTGCTCTCTTTTCGGTTTCTGTGGAAAAAGTGTCAATATAGTTTTTAAAATAATATTTAATCCAAAGTTGTACCCAACCGTTAGTCTTTTTTGTGGTTAAAGGTTTAAGTGATTTGTTGTTAAATTTTACCCCATCCTTTTGTTGTTGAGTTTCAGTTTTGCCTAAATATTCGCATAATACAAGAATAGCCTTTTCTTTACTGTCTGTTATATTTTTTATGTTACTATGTTGATTTTTGACATTTTGGGGAATATATTGAGTTTCTACAAATTTCAAAAACTTATCTATATTCTCATAAGTAATTAATTCTCCTTCAATAGTTGACCAATTGACTATAACATTATAATAATTACAAATTTTCTTAATATTTTGCATTAAAATATTAAAATTCTGGCTTTTTATATAATGGGAGTTTGGAAAATAAGAATATGTGGATTTTAGCATTGAAATTATGTTGTTATATGCAGATATTAAATCATCACTACTACTGTTGAAAAATCTAAATGCATTTTTTTGTTTATTTTCTTTATTGTATAAAGGGTTAATTCCATGATATAGTTTGAATTTTGAAGTTTTATTGTTATAACTAATTATTTTATCTGAGTCAACTATTAGTTTATATTTTACACCCAAATTAATATTTTTAGAATTAACAGCCTTTAAACGCTCATCATTACTATCAAAAGAATAAAAATGTATTTGCTCAATTTTTTTAAATATACTTCTTATATATTTATTTCCAAATAATTCAACTTCTGTTTCACCTTCTATGTATACAAGATAATCATAGAAATAACACTCAGTTTCTTTAATTGTAATTCGATGGCTGTTATCAGTTAGCCAGGATGTATTCATTTTGAATATTTCTGAATTGGCACCAATTCTATTAATTTTATACAATTGGAAGTTAATAAGATGATTTGTAAATTCAGATATAAGTTTAGATGAATGGGTGCTAATTAACATTAGAGAGTTGTTTTTTAAATTATTAAAAATAGTGTTAACAAACTTAGAGATATATTCCGAGTGGAGGCCAGTTTCAGGTTCGTCTAATAGAATTAAAGGGTGTTTGCAACTTATATCAGATATTTGAGGAATTAAAGTTGTAAGTAAAATAAGATAGTTATAAGAGTTAGTTCCATCTGAAAAATAAGAAAGAGGATGTTTATCAACTAAAAATTGTTCGCCGCCAAATCGCATTGCAAAAGCATTCTTATATTTTGAGTCAAAATGATATGGATCAAGCGAAATATTATTTTTTTTAAATGCCACTTCTATTTTTTCTTTGCTAAGTGTATATTTATTTCCGTAGATCTCGGTAAAGGTGAAATCTATAAGATCACGACATTCCTCTTGACTTATTTGAGGCATTGTGGCTGATAAGTCACTAATTATTTGCCATAATTGTTCCCAAGTAAAAATATCAAGTTTCCTAGTATCAATATAATATATCGGAAATAACAACTTGATAGTTTCGCGTATGTTATTATTATCAATATTCCATGATATTGCCCCATCTTTAAATTGTGTCATTGACAATTCTAATTCCTTTTTTAAGGAAATTTCCCAATTGGGATTACTATTCTCGAAATGATTTTCTATATAGTAATCAATTTTATCGAATTTCTTCCGAAGTTCTGTATTGTGTTTAGATTTTTCGTATAGTAGCTTTAGATCAAATATAATTGAAATTTTACATTTTTGTATATATGGATTGCTATTATCAATTATTTTTGCTTCTGAATAAGGTCTGCTTATATTGTCAAAGAAATATTTGATAGCTTTAAAAACATTTGATTTTCCTGAACCGTTTTTTCCTATTAAACAAACAATGTCTTGATTATCTTTAAATTTAAAATTTGCATATTTTATCGATTTGAAATTTTCTATAGTAATTTGTTTGATCATGATCATCACCATTAATTATATTATTACTGCTACGAGGACTTTGCTTAATTTAATGTTTAACTAATTATAATCATATTATAGTTGTGCATGCTCTACATTTGTAATAATGAGTGTAGAAACACAAAACCAAGCACATTAGCAAGAAATACGATTTCGCTTATAATAGATACAATCATTCTGATTTATTTTCGTCTGTATCCATATTTTTTAGAGCGTATTCGCAAGCCTGTAAAACAAAGCTGGAAAAAGTAACATCTTGGTTTGCTATGACAGATTCTATTTCTTGTATAAGGGGCAGGGGGAATCTGATTGTTTTGTTTTCAGATTCTTTTCTGTTTTGTTTTAATTGAAAAGCCATTAGAACACCTCCTATATACTTATTATATTGCATTTTGAATAAATAATAAGCATTGAACAATGCAAGTAAAATTGTATTGCAAAACATATTGCAATTTTAAAATAAATGAATTATAATGTTTATCGTAGAGATTTGTAATGAAAAGACATTATTGCTCTATAAATACATTAAATAAGGAAAGAGGAAAAAGAATGTTCTGTAAAAATTGTGGGAAAGAAAATAGCGACGGAAGTCAAGTGTGCAAATTTTGTGGGCAGAATTTGACGAGTAGCGTTACTGAAAATTCTATTGAACCTATGGTAAACACTAAAAAAAACAAGAAAACAAAGATAGTAATTATCAGTGTAATTGTAATTTTAGCTTTGTTAGTTGGAGGTGGTTTGTTTTTTATGTTTAGAACAACGACACCTAATATAGAACAACTTAAAAGCGATTTTATCAGCGAAGTTCTTAAAGATGAAAAATACTCAATAAGTAAATTTGATGTCATAAATGAAACCGACGGTAAAAATGACAATTATAATGCTATTATTGATGTCACATATGATTATGATAATGTCGAATATCACAGACAATATGAGCTTTTCTATAAAAAATACAAGGAATGGGTTTTTGCTGATTCAAGTGATTATAACGAGGATACTTGGGAGGTAAAACCGACAACCGCACCTTCTGCTTCTGACTACACGGAAAATTGTAAGTCACAGCTTTTAAAAACAATTAAATATGACAAATTTGAACCTGTTGACAGTAAAACAACTGTAGATTTAGAAGCTAAAACAGCTACATTTGTTTACAGTGTAGAAAGCAAGACGGATATTCGAAAAATATCAGGCGAAATAAACTTTTATTATGAGTTTAATGACGAAAAAGGAGAATGGGTGTATAAGAAATTTTCATATGCCGATTCCTATAACAAAAAATACGATTTGATGAAAACATGGACTGGAAGCAGTAAACCATATTTATCGGAAAAAGATACAGATGAAGAAGTTACTTTTAAATTTGAAACTACAAAGTGTGAAGGAAAATCTGATAAAGGCGAGGGCTCTATTCAAGGTGTTTTAACTTACAACGATGAAAAACATGATTTAACAGGAACGATAAGTGATACTTCAAATAATTCGGTCACGCTTGTCCTGTATGATAAAGATGAAAAAATAAAATTTGTAATGTATATTAAGTCTGATGGAAGTACGTTAGCTGATGTAGACTTGAACTACAATCCAAATGAATTAATGTATTTTGCATTTCAGAAAACGAAATATAACGATATTGAAATGTCATTAAATTAAATTTTAAGGAGGATTAACAAATATGTTTTGCGAAAAATGTGGTAATAAAATTAGTGAAGCAGATAAATTTTGCAATGTATGCGGTGCAAGTTTAGAAGGAACACCAAGTACAAATACAAACAAAGCAGAAACGATTTTTAATGACGGGAAAGAATTGTTAAAATGCTTTTTCTCTAAAAATCCAGCAGAGGTTGTAGATAAATCTAAAAATGTCAATTCATATGTTGGTGGTATATTTTTAGGAATTTCATTACTTTTATTTGCCTTTGTATCCTGCTTTAATATTACACAAAATATAAATGTGGGTTTGGGTTCAATCAATGGTGTAATAAATTCTATGGTATCTAATGTTTTAGGCAGTTTCGGAGATAAAGTAAATGATTATTTACCTAACTTAGAAATATCGCCTATGATGGGTTTGGTTATACCGTATTTAATTTTTGCAGTAGTTATTTCGGCAGTTGTTCTGGGGATATTTTATGCCACACTAAAGATAAGAAAAATATCTGCCCCATCATTTAAATGTAGTTTAAATATGTTAGGTGTTGCAAGTTTACCGATTACAACAGCATTGATATTAAATATAATTTTGGGCTTAATATTTCCACAGTCAACAATATTGATTTTTGCGATAGGTATTATGATGTCAACATTTTTAGTTTATGAAATGATAAATTCATTTACTGACAACGAGTATAAACCAATAATAGAAATGGCGATTATTGTGGCGATTGTTCTTTTAATGAGTCTAATTTTGTTAAATACTACGGTTCACCAAATTGCTGATACTTTTCAAAATTCACTTGTAAGTGAATTAAGTCAAAAATACGGTGACGGAGCAAATTCATTAAGCAAACTTTTCAGTTATCTATTTTGATATAAAAGTTAAAGCCGACAGCGAAAACAAGTAGCTGTCGGCTTTTTTGTTTGGGTGGGTGGAGGGAATAAAGATACAAGGGAAGCATTTCTGCTTCCCTATATTTTTCAAAATTATCGTAATACAGGAATATTGTTTTCGCTTTGATTATACTTTTCAGAACCGAACATATCACGGATTTCATCAAGCGTTAATTCTCGCTTGCTCCTCTTGCGGTACGGTTCTGTGTGGTAATACCAAGCCTGTTTTTTATGAGCGTATCGGAATTTTAATTCTTTCAATACCTCTTTGTGTGGTTTGGTATTTCCTGATACCCAAATCCAAGTACCACAAATTTCAACTTCAATGTCAATCAGTTTTGTAAGCACATTGATTATATGTATAAATTCGTGTGGAGTTTCTGCGGTGTCTTTCGAGTAGGTTTCACCCTCTGAATTTGTGTGAATGTTTTTTAAGCGTTCCCACATAATTTCATATTCATTTTGCATTACCTTAAATTCTTCTGTATCACCGCCTAAATCAGGGTGAAGCTGTTTAGCTAATTTGCGGTATTCTTTTTTAAGGTCTTCTGCTGTTTTGCATTTTGAAAAGTATTTCATAGTAATTTCTCCTTTGACAATTAATTTCAATTAAAATTTATATTTGGTAATTTTGAATTGGTGGGCTTTATAATAACTCCGATTTAGATATTCACGCTGTTTTTCACTCCTTTCTGATTTTTCATATTCGTTCAAATCGTCATCGTATGGGCTTTACGAGCATTGCAAGCGTAGGAAGCATTTTAAAGTCAAGAAGCAAGTTTTACGATACGCCGTCAGGGCAATTCTTTACTTAAAAATAGCGACCGTAGCAAAAATGTGGAGGTAAAGCCTATGGTGACGATTTTGAATATTAAAAGCAGTTGTAAAGTGTAATGAGCGTGAATATCGGCAAAAATCGGACAAAAAAATAACGCTATGGTTTTAACCATAGCGAACCTTACACAAAATAAACCGCTAACACAGATTTGTGTTAGCGGTCTGTTTTTTAGAACAATGGTATTAATTAAGAACATATCCTTTTTTTAATTTCCATTTTACTTCCCGTTAATAACTGGCAAATTACTGCAAGAAACAATTTGAATTTATTCTCTCAATGAAACTCAAAACATCCATTGTCTTTGATGGCTCCTGCGTCAGGAGTAAGCAGCTGAAAAAAATTGGAGTTTTTATTAATAATTAGATTAGTATTTTCAGTAATTACCTTTCAAAAAGGATCAAATACACTTGGTGGCAAAAATAGCTTGTATTGTATTATTTTGCAACTTTTTTATTTATCATTTCATCGTTTAGTTGTTTCCTTTAATATCTGTTGACATCAATTTAATTACTTAAAAATCTTGAAATTTATTTGACGCCAAAAATTCTGTTATTTCTTGAAACTTATCTTCTGGTATAAGTATATATTCCTTTGGTACAGGGTCCTTATATTTTAATTGATCAATATCATTAATCAAACCGCTTGATGTTATAAGTTTTTCCCCTTTTCTTAGTAATTCTGACATACTATTTGCAACTAAGAAATCATAGAAATTACTATCCATTGTTATCTGTAAAACAGTTTATTTGTTCGTAAAATTTCTTGATTGCTAGAAATTGATAACCAATCATCTGCTATTTGTTCAAAATTATTTAACTTATTTTGTAATGCATCAAATTTGAATTTAGACTTCCCTTTAATATAATCAGGATTAATGTTATATTCATCATGAAGAAAACATAATAATTCGCTTGGTATTTTTGTATTTCTTTTATATTTAGATAATAATGTGTTGTCAGAGAGAAAATCATATTTCATATATTCGTTGATTTTTTCCATTAATTCATTTTGGTTTATTTCATATTGAGTACATATATAATTGATTATCTCTTTAAACCTATCATTTTGAATGGTATTTGATTTGTTTTTAGAATTATTCCTTGTGCCATTTGGCATAAAATCACCTCAAACAGTATTATGCATTAGTATAACACTTTTTTTAGTGTAGTCAATGAAAATTTATTGAAAAAATTACAAATTGTTGTCATCGACATATGCAAAGTTTCGCATTATTATAAAGGTGTAATCGATTACAAAATCACAAAAGAATTGGAGATAAGATTATGGATGTTATAAACAGACTTAAATTTGATCCTAAATGTATAGGGTCTGACTTAATGGCATTGTCTGTTAAGCCTGTGTATCTGTACGAGAATGGAAAAAGAGTTTCTGATGAAGTAGTTTCATTTAAATATGAAATTCTTTGTCCAGCACTTGGTTATGAAAAACTTGCGGTGAAAGTTGATGCTTCTGCCAAACAATTGGATGTAAGCGAAGATAACCCTTTGGAAGTAGAACTTATTGGTTTAGAAATGTCGCCAGTATGGACGCCAAACGGTTACATAGTAAGAGCTACAGCTAAAGGAATTAAAGCGGTTGGAAAAACCGAATAATAATTCTATTAGTAGCGGTAGTCGGCGAACACGCATTAGCGTGTTTCAGCCGACTATGGCTGTGCCTAAAGGGGAAGTATTACCCTTTAGGCACAAATGTCACAAGCGAGGTGAGAATAATTAGCAGAGATATTCAATGCCGTAAATGGCTTTTAACTATTAACAACCCTGACGAGCATAATTTTAGTGAAAGTGAAATTGAAAATATTCTAAATACTTTCAAATTTAGATATGCTTGTCTGTCAAGAGAGATTGGCGAAAATGGAACACCGCACATCCACTTGTTTATTTATGCTAAAAGCAGAATTCGTTTTTCAACAATTAAAAAGCGATTTCCTACGGCTCATATTGATAAAGCCTATGGTTCTGTGATTGACAACATCGCTTACATAACAAAAACAGGAAAATGGGAAAACACAGACAAAGCCGAAACAAGCGTTGAAGGTAGTTTTAAAGAATACGGAGAAGCTCCCTCAGCTCTTGAAGAACATTCCCCTGAATTATCTCAAATCCTTGATGATATTGTTTCTGGTATGTCAACAAGTGAAATTATAACCGAATATCCACAACATATTTTCAGGGTAAATGCTATTGATACTGTACGACAAACTTTTCTCGCTGATAAGTATAGGGAACGTATGCGTAGCGTTTGTGTGACTTACATACACGGTTCAAGCGGTGTCGGAAAAACAAGAGGGATTTATAAACACTTTCCTGCGGAAAGCATATGCAGAATAACATCTTATTCTAAAAACGGTGTTAAATTTGATTCGTACTGCGGACAGGACGTTTTAGTTTTTGAAGAATTTGCTTCACAAATACCTATAGAGGAAATGCTTAATTATTTAGATGTTTATCCGCTGATGCTACCTGCACGTTATACGGATAAAGTGGCTTGTTACACAAAAGTGATAATTACAAGCAATTTACCTTTAAATAAGCAGTATGTAAATGAACAAATCGAAAAACAGAAAACCTACAATGCTTTTTTACGCCGTATAAATTATGTGATTGAGTATGATAAAAAGGGTCATGTAAAGAAGAAAACATTACATAAGGAAGTGAGTTTAGATGAAAAAGATACTTAATCAAATAAATTTTATACGAATATTAACAGGTTTTAGAAACATTTGGCATAAGAAAAGGAAAGCGCTTTTACCTATTGCCTTTATTTTATCCGCATATATGCTTTGGAATTTTGTAAAGACGAGCATATATAAAATTGGCTTTTCTCAATTATCAAATATTTTGTTATGGATATTTAGTTTAATAATGATATTTGTTACTATTATCGGCACATTGCTGATTATCTCAATGTTAGGTACTCATTTATCGGCAAAAAGAGTTGAAAAATGTCTTTTGGGCGTTGGATTCAAAGATAAATCTGGGGAAACACCGATTTTATTGTCAAGGTATAAAGAAGCAAAAGCAGAAGTATTTGAGTTTTATTCTCCTACAATACCAATTACCGAATACGAGAAAAAGCGTTCTGATATTGAAACCTCCCTTAATGTTCGTATAGTAAGCATTGAATCAGGAAAAGACTTTCAGCATGTGTTTATAAAAACAGTGACAGCGAACAAAGAATTTCCGCAAATACTTATGTAGGAAAATAAATATTTATCCGAAAAGGAAAGTGTTTTGTTACTTGGAGAAAGTCAGCTTGATAAGGTAATGACAGATTTAAAGGTAACTCCGCATATTTTAATAGGCGGTAGTTCAGATTCGGGAAAATCTGTTTTGCTAAAACTGGTTCTAATGCAATGTGTTGAAAAAGGTTTTGAAATTTACATAGCTGATTTTAAAGGCGGAATGGACTTTTACGGAATATGGAAAAGGAAATGCAATATAATTACTCAACAGGAAAAATTGATAAACTGCCTTGAATACATTGTAGAAGAACTTAACAGCCGTAAACAGTTATTTATTGATTGTGAGTGTGCTAACATTGAACAATACAATAAACTGACTGATTGTAATTTTCACAGAATAGTTTTTGCTTGCGATGAAATTGCAGAATTGCTTGATAAAACAGGGCTTGATAAAGAAAGCAAGGTTCAGATTGCAAAAATTGAGAGTTTGTTATCAACAATAGCAAGGCAAGGCAGAGCCTTTGGAATACACTTGATTTTAGCTACTCAAAGACCTGATGCCGATATTCTCAAAGGTCAGATAAAAAATAATATCGACTTTAGGATTTGCGGTAGGGCTGACAAGGTGCTTTCTCAGATTGTTCTTGATAACCCTGACGGAGCGGAGAAAATCCCAAAGGACAAGCAAGGCATATTCCTTACGAATACAGGTGTGCTGTTTAAGGCTTATTATTTTGATGATAGCGAATGGTGATTATATGAAAAAATTATGTGATTATGGAGAGGTGCTGACGGTTAAAGATGTTCAGAATATTTTAGGTATAGGCAGAAATGCCGTATATAAAATGCTTAAAAACGGAACGCTGAAATCCAAAAGAATCGGCACTAAATACATAATTCCAAAGAAGAGCATACAAACATATTTGAATAGCTGTTTTTAGCAAAAAATCTTGAAAGAGCCAACTGTAAATGGTATTATTATATCAGTTATGGTTGGCTCTTTCGGAAAGGAAAGTAATGAATAAGAATAGAGTCAATTGAAGCATAGTTGAGAAAAACGGAATTTGGTATGCTCGATTATATGTAACTGATGAAAACGGAAAAAGAAAGCAGATTTGGCGTACAACAAAACTGCCTGTTAAAAATAATAAGAGAAAGGCAGAAGCGTTTTTGCAAGATCTTATTGAACAGTACAGCAAGGAGTGTAAAACCTTCTACAGTGAAATTACTGTTGCAGATTATTTTGAATTGTGGCTGAACGATATTAAATCAGAAGTAAGACCAAATACTTACCGAAATTACAAAGGAAATATGGAAAAGCATATTATCCCATATTTTCGTGAAAAAGGTATACGATTACAGGAACTAAAACCTTGCGATTTAACGGCTTACTACAAATTTAAAAATAATACAAACAGCAAACTTGAAAAAGCTGAACCGCTTTCTCCTCGCACAATACAGCACCATCATCAAAATATTTCAAAAGCACTGAATGACGCTGTGGAAAAGGGTTACATAAATTTTAATCCTGATGTTAGTTCCAAAAGACCAAAGTTGAAAACTTTTAATGCAAAGTTTCTCAATCAAAAACAGATTAACAATATGCTGACGGCTATTGAGAACGAAATAATTTATTTGCCTGTTTTACTGTGTTCGATATATGGATTGAGAAGAAGTGAAGTTTTGGGAATTAAGTGGAGTTGTGTGGATTTTGAAAATAACACCATTCATATTTGCGAAACTTTACAGCAAAGCACAAAGGAACTTACTGGCGAATCAAACTATACCGATGATACTAAAAATGCAAGCAGTAACAGAACAATGCCGTTAATTCCTGTTATAAAAGAAAAACTTCTTGTTCAAAAGCAATGGCAGATTGAAAACAAGAAGGAATTTGAAGAATTGTATTCTGATAGTGATTTTGTATTTACGCACGAAAACGGTTCAGTTATGACACCGAATTATTTAACGAAAAATTTTCGTAAAATAGCTGACAGTTTGGGCTATTACGGTTTGCGTTTGCACGATTTAAGGCATAGTGTGGCAAGTAATTTGCTTAATAAAGGTTTTTCTTATGTCCAAACAGCTGAATGGTTAGGGCACAGTAATCCGTCAACTACTTTTCGCTTTTATGCTCATGTTGATAAAACTTCTAAAATTGCAATAGCTTCTGATTATGAACAGATTTTTAGAGAAGAAAAAAGTCGAAAAGTTGTAGAAAAATCAGCCAAAATTGTAGAAATCAATAGCTACAGGGCAAATTTGAAAATCCTTGATAAATAACAAAAACACCTCAAAAACGGCTTGCGTTTCGCCTTTTTGAAGTGCTTTTAAATGGCAGGGGCAGAAGGACTTGAACCCTCGGCACGCGGTTTTGGAGCGACTGTTGAAAACTCAAAACCGCATAGATAAGCCACTTTTTAAACCAAAGTCAGAGCATCAAAATTACATTTTCGTGGTTTTGATGCTTTTTTGATGCTATTGGTATTTTTAAGCTTACAATATAATAGCTGATGACTTTTTTATTCTATAGAAATTTCAAATGCTGACGGTATGCTAAAATAACATCCTTTATTGCAATGTATGGTAACATGCTAAAATCAATCTGTCAATCAATTCATAACTCAAATTTTGCGCCGCTGTAAACAAAGAATACAAAGCGGAAACAGATTCGTTTTATTTTTTCAGTATATTAAACTATATATTTTTGCTGATTTTTATATATTCTCGCATATATTTGAATGGGAAAGGTACAACGGTATATTGACCGTTGCGTACAAATTCAACGGAGAGAAGTGGTAGCAGGTCCTTGAATTCCATTTTCTTTTCTGATATTATTTTACGAATAATACAAGCTCTGCTGACACCGGATCTTCTAAGCGATTTTTCTCCTGCATAATAGTACACTTCTTCACCCTCTTCAAGAACAAAATCCTTTTTAAAACAGCATATATTTACGATATTACTCATAAGGTATTCGTCATTTTTTAGACTTTGGATTCTCGGATGCATCCACACACCATATTTATCGCGCATATACTGATTTAGATCAATAGCATACTTTTTTTGCATATTCATAAATCTGCGAATTTCATACTTTGTAAGAACAGGTTGCTGCTCTCTTATAATTGCTATAAGATTGTTTGTTTCATCAGCGTACTGTGGATATTCTGATGAAAATGCATTAATCATATTAATTAGATTTTCTTTTCGTACTGCTGTGTTTGGGTTGGTTTCTTTAAGTGCCATGTTGAGTTTGTAAATGTCAGGAATTGTAAATTCGCAGGTCCTCACAATTGCGTGTATATTATTAATATCAGAAAACACAAGACCTTCAACACTGTTACATACCCTGCTGTTTTCTTTGTTGTATTCTGAATACATAAGCATTATTCGTTCTTTATCAGTACTTTCTGTGGGTTCAATATCATTAAAGGTTTCAAAATTCAAATCACCTGTTGGTGTTACTGTCATCATATTGTATTCAAAGTGAGAATCAGGGTATGTATATCCTTCTATCTTTTCTCTTGTTACAAACGACCAGGTTTTGTCTGTCTTTAGTTGTGTCCAATCATAAATAGAGAGTTTACGACTATAAATATCCCCTTTAATTATTAATTCCTGGACTACCTTTTTTACCATGTTTTTTAATTTTTCCTCGCTATGGTTTTCAACTATAATATGTTGAACAATCAGACCGTTGTTATCATCTTTGTGTGGGTCCGGTAACTTATTATTTTCATAGTATTCCTCACCATAGATAATACGGATATTGTAACCGCTTTCTGAGGTTGTATCTATCAGAGGGTGTATATTGTAATCACTTTCAAGAATGTGAACAATGCTGTCAAGCATTGATTCGGACTGTTTGTCCTTGCAGTAGTCGGATATGGTAACGTCTTTTTCACTAAGCTTTTTTCCGAATTCTTCTACGCTGATTTCAGTCTTTTTGCTTTTTTTAATTTCCGTTTTATCAGCAGCATCGTATGAGTCATATTCAAGTGTTAAGTAATCAGACAGTTTTAGCTTTACATCTTCAAGGAACTTATTCATTATACCCAGTTTGCTTCTGGAAAATTTTTCTGGGTTTTCATAACATAAAAATTCTACCGTATTGTGGGAATTTTTATATGAACCCGGCGCAAAGGTGTCCTTCAGGTCAACTTTGTCACTTTTCAGTTTTTTTCTGAAAGCTCCTGTTTCGGCGTCTATTATGTAGAAACTGCCCTGTTTTGAATAACTGTTTTTCCTGAATGTCTTGACATCAAGGGTTAAGTACATTCCCGGCTTAAGTGAAATCTGGAGGAATCGGAACATATATATTTCTTTAGTTGATTTGTCTCTTATCGGGGATGTGCTGTCGCCATAGTATAACTTACCTGTAAGATTATTATAGGAGAACAACTCGCCTTTAGGAGTTTTCATAGAATTTATAAGCAGTTGCGCAAGAAGTCTGTCATTGTAATAGAAAACCCTGTTTCTTTCAGCCTTATCCAGCACATTGATTTTTTCTACGGCAACATTTGGATACTGCTCTTTTATCTTTCTGCTAAAATTGAGATTATATTCTTTGCCTTTTTGAAAAAGAACAAGTGCTTCTTTTCCAAAAGAATGTTGTACTGCAAGTGCTTTGTATTCAGCGGTAGGAATATCAAGGATATTTGTATTGTATAAACCTGTTGTGCCTTTGACAAAGTAAATGTCAAAATCCCTTTCTATATTTTCATAGTTGTATTCTGCTCGAAACTTGTTGGTAAGTATCATAAAAAATCTTCGCTCCTTATCATATTAATATTTGTGGTTATAGGTTTTCCGTCTTGGTCAATCAATCCCGGAATCTCTACAATTTTTCCGTCACAGCTTATAGTAGGTTTCGTATTGTTGTTTCCTACAAGGTTGATTATATATGCCCTTTTTCCCTTAATAGTATCAAGCTTTTGCCGTATTCTTTCAGTAGTGCTTTCTCTGTCCTGCAGGTAAGTAGGCTTCCAGTTTTTGAAGTCAACATAAATACCGTCATTAAGTTCAAAATCAAAGAACTCAAATCTATCAGGGTCATTAATTGGCTTTAATTTCATTCCCCGTTCTCTGCTTAGTATAAACTCGCCGCAGACTTCTCCTAATGCACCTTTATAGATGTTGTGGAAAAGCACAGGGCTCATCATATACATATTTTTTTCAAAAGTTGTTGCATAACCTAATTTAATGAAGTGTTCTCTCATACCGCTATATTTCATCGCGTATGGAAGATAAGAGTTTTTCTCTCCTGCCTCATAAATAATAGTTTCGTCTGTTATACCCTTCATTTTTGCTCTGCCACTGTTTTGAAAGTCAATTTTACTTGTACCAAAATCAATAATTACATCATCAAAATCATAGTACTGAGAGTAAAGGTATTTGTTAATTTTTTTACCGGCAGTAATATAAAGCATTTTCAAATTATAGTCAGCATTATATTGGCTTTGATTTGCAGTAGGAAAAGTCAACACCAGCTCTCTTAATTCATGCCATATTTGCATACTCCTTTCGTTCCATTTTCTGTAAAGCAAGCCTTTAATAGTCCACATTCCGGTTGAAGATATTTTTTCTGCAGTATTAAGGATGCGCTGCCGTTCATCCGAATAATCACTTCCAAGAGTTTCTCTCAAAACAGCAATAGCCTCCAGCTCAGGCGACATTATTCTTTTCCGTAGTTCACCGCTATATATCTTTTCAAGCAGCTTGTCCTCAATGTAAATATTAATGTTTCTGTTTTTCACAAATGTGCGGCACATTCTGCCTACTGCCTGAATGACTTCTCTTGTTGCCTGCATACGGATACTTTTAATTTTATATAGTTCATTATTTTCATAGGTATGCCCTGTAGAGTAGGAATTAAAGGCTGTTCTAATAAGACTATTAAGTTGTGAACGCTTGATTTCTCCGTTTTCATACAGACTTTCTATTTGTACCAACATACTTATCAGCTGGTTAACTGTAATTTTTTCATCTGTATAAATATTGGTAGTAAGATTTGTAATATTTCCAAGATACAGAGCATCAATATCCTTTGTAAAGTGGCGTTTATCCTTTGGATTTTTACATTCGGCAAGTTCAATATAGTTTGTTTTGTCTGTAACTGCATATTGCAGATTTTGCCCTGCGCCGATTGTACTGTAAGAAGAAATTATAAGAATTTTTTCTCCTTGCTCCAATTTATTAATCAGAACTTTTTTATCCTCTTCAAAATTTTTGCTTTTAAGCACAAACAGTGTATCTGTTGCGTTATAGTTTAGTCCGCAAAATAAAATTGCCTTTTCCATTAATCCTAAAAGCAGATTATAGTTCATAGATGCTTTGTTTTCCTCAGGAAGAGCCATTCCAAGGTAAAGCATGGATTTTAGTGTTGTATTTTTAAGGAAGGATACCATAGCATACAGAATATTGCAGTACCTGATGCGGTAATATATTTCTTCGCACTCATTGTCAATAATATTACCGCATACCATTGCAAAATCATTGTTTCCAAATAATTCTCTGCAAATATCTTCACTTCTGCTTTCACTGTACTCAGTACTGATAACTTCGGTGCTAAGACTAATTCCTTTGTCCTTGTATGGTTCATAAAGCCTGAACATCTGTTTTTTAACTCTGTCTTTCATATCTTCAGGTGTAGAATGAAAGTCGTTCTCCAGATAGTTTCTGAGATAATCAAGGTTGTAGTTGCCGACAACAGTAGGTATTTCAGCGGTAGCTGAAAGTCCGATGACAGCATTGTGCTTTGAAATATATCCTATAATTTTTTCAGGTGTATCATATAGTTTTATAAAACTGAGATTTGTAAAGTCAAAGTGTGAGTCGCTATCTTCAAATTCAAAGATTTCAATTCCTTTTTGGTAGAAAGAATCGTCTGGAATATTGTGTTTTTCTTTCTGACTTATTTTCTGCTCACATAATTCACCAAGCAGAAGTTTGCTTTGGTTATTGCTAAGTTCAAGCTTTTTTACAATAGTAGATATAGCATTTTCAATAGTCATAGCGTCGGCGTTAAACGGTCTTCCGTTGTTGATGATGTTCATATATTCATTAGCCCAGTGAAAAAGAAACCTTCTAAAGTGAAGCAAAAATCTGTTAATATCTCTTAAAAGGCTATAAATTACAATATCGTCTTTTTTACGGTTTTCAAAGAATGTTTTTTTATCCTCAAAGAAAACCTTAACAATATTTTCATTCTTATCTTTTGTTGCACGAATATACTTTTTATTTCCATTTAGTATAGAGTGATAAGTTGCGTCCTTGAACAGAAAATTTTGTTTTCTGTCAATATGATTTTCATTTACCTTTATACTCAGATTAGTGTAATATTTATCGGCGATTTCATCCGCCTCTTTTTTTAGCTTTGCAAAGGTAATTATGTTACCTTTGCTATAGTCAATTGAGTCAATAGCCTTTTTAAGATTGTTTGAAAAATAATCCGTGTTCAGAGTTCTTAATATCTGTCTGAATACAGAAATATAATCCTCTCTAACTGAAACTGCTCTTTCAATCAGCTCATTTTCAATAGTGGATTTTGTCGCATCAAATTCATCAACAATAATGATTGAATCGGTAAATAAAGGAGATTTTATAAATTCATAACTCGGCTCTACTATAACAGAATTTCGCTTCATAAATTTGCTGATACTCATAAGAATAATCTTTCTTTCATCAGTAAATACTGCAGGATAAAGTGCACCTATCCACTTGTAATTTGCATCATTCTTTATTGCTTTTAGCTTGTCTTTTTTATTTGAAAACCTCTTTTTCAGTGTATCGGAAACAAAGTGCCTGAAATTTCTTTCTGCCATGTTAACATTATCAATTAACATCTGTTGATATTGAGTATCGTTTATATTGCTGTTTTTTATTTTTGTGTAATTTCTTATTGCTTTTTCAAGTTCATAATATTCAGCGGATATAAATTCTTCAGGAATATCAAGAACAGGGATTTTATCTACAACTTCATCAAAATTTGAACATATTCGCAGTACCTCTTTATTGTATAATTTTTCATCATTATATGCTCTTTTTAAATCCTCTTCCGGAAGATTTTTGTTGAGGGTTGTAAGGTATATTATTTTTCTTGTGTTATTAGGATTTGCGGCGTATTCTCGCATACAATTTGTGATTGTGTAAGTTTTTCCGTATCCTGTGGGAAGTTCACAAAGAAAAAGGCCGTTTACATTGTCGTTTAAAACTGAGTCTATGTATTGTTTCGTAGTTATCACCTCGTTAAGATTTGTCACTATATAGTATAACATAATAAAAAGGATAAATAATGGCATATAGTACCCCCTATTTATCCTTGACATAAATCTATATTCTTTTTTAAAAGTTCGAGCATTTTTGATTTCACATTATCGGGCTGTAAAATCTCTACATTACCAAGACCAATTATCCATCCTAAAAATATATTAGACGGAACAGCATAAAAGGAAACCTGTAAATATTCTGTTTGCTCGTCATCACAAATTTCAATGTTTGTACCAAATTGGTCAAGAAATGCACCTACCAAGTATTCGGGGATTTTTACAGTAATACATTCTTCTTTCCCGGAAAACATGCCGATTCTTCGGGATACATATGTATCCGGATTGAATTCTGAAAACTGTTCCTTTCCTCTTATTTCAAATTCCAACTGTTCAATATGGTAGAGTTTGTCAACTCTGTAAACTCTTTCTTTAAGAATACTATCAGTTTCCTTGGTGTCATATCCATAAAGATAATATCTACCGTCTGCCCAAATAAGTGTAAACGGATTTAATGAATATGATTTTCCATTTCTGTTTTTCAGGACCTTATCCTTAGTCCAATGACGGTATTCAAAGGAAATCTGCTTTTTATTATTTATTGCGTGCACAATATTATTTATGTTGATTAGTATTCTCTTGTTTTCACTTTTTGCAATATTGATACCTAAAATACTCCTGTCTAATGCTTCTGCATCATATATGCTGACGGTGCTTCTCAACTTCTTTGATATACTATCCGCAATGCCGTTTGGAATAATATTAGAGGCATAAATAGAGTCTAACAATAATTTTATTTCGGCGTTTTGTAAAAGACGGTCTCCGATAAAGTAGGTAGCATTTCTACCTCTGCCTGAAATTATTTCTACGCCAAAATCTTCACGCAGTAATTTAATATCTCTTTTTACAGAGTCATGTTCACATTCAAATCCTTTGTTGTAGAGCTTTTGTAAAATCTCCTCCATAGATAATTGATGATCTTCATCAGTGTATTTTTCCAGTATTCTGTATAGCATTAATATTCTGCTCTTATTTCTGCTCAAAGTATCCTCCATAATATTTTGGTAAGTATATTCTTTATGTTTAGTATATCACCTGAAAATAGTGTGTTCAAGGAAAAAATAACTTTTACAAAAGAAAGTGAGTTTTTTCTTATGGATAAAGTACATAGATCTGAATTTTCTTTTTTATATAAAAATAGTATTGCTATTATTCCAGAATTAGAATATAATAAAAACAGTAATATTCGAGGTGATAGAATGCTTGCTTATATGACTGCAGGTGAAGCCGCAGAAAAATGGAGTATATCCCATAGGAGAGTTATAACTTTGTGTCAGGAAAACAGAATTCCCGATGTAGCTATGCTCGGAAATATGTGGATAATACCAAAGGACGCTGTAAAGCCTGTTGACGGAAGAACAATAAGATATGACAAGAAAAATCCTGCAAAACCCTTTGTGAAATGGGCAGGCGGTAAAGGACAGCTGTTGCCTACAATCAGAAAATTCTATCCTGCCGGAATGGGAACAACCATACGCAAATATTGTGAGCCTATGGTCGGAGCAGGAGCTGTGCTGTTTGATATTCTCAACACATATGAAATGGACGAGGTCTATATATGCGATACGAATGCCGAGCTGATGAACGCTTACATAGCAGTAAAAGAAAATGTAAATCAGTTAATAGAATTGCTGATGAAGTATGAAAATGAGCACCTTAAAAGAGATGATGAGGGCAAAAAAGAATACTATTATCAGCAGAGAGAGCGGTTCAACGCAGAAATTCAGAAACCGGATGAAAACAATTCGTTGTTAAGGGCGGCTTTGTTTATCTACCTGAACAAGACCTGTTTCAACGGTTTGTATAGAGTCAACAGAAAAGGCTTGTATAATGTGCCGATGGGAGCTTATAAAAATCCGAAAATCTGCGATATTGATAACCTCAAAAAAACTTCAGAGCTTTTGCAATGCGTTACTATTCTGACAGCCGATTATACTTGTATTGAAAATGTAGTTGATGAAAACACTTTAGTATATTTCGATCCGCCATACAGACCGCTGACAAAGACGTCAGAATTTACGTCATACAATGTTGATGACTTTAATGATGAAGATCAGATTAAATTAGCCGAATTTATTAAATCACTTAAAACAGCGAAGGTAATGGCAAGTAATTCAGATCCGAAGAATGTAGATGAAAATGACGAATTCTTTGATGGCCTGTATGCCGGGCTTAACATAAATCGAGTGTCGGCAAACAGAGCTATTAACAGCAAAGGTAAAGGCAGAGGAAAAATAAAAGAGCTTTTGATTACAAATTATTAAAAAAAGGGGGGTGAAATGATGCCATATGGTGAATATGCAGAATGTCCAAACTGTGGTAAAATTGCTCACGGAGAAGAAGAGATAGAAAAGCTTTTTGGTTACAGAAATATGGGCGATGAAAAAATCATTCCGCAGTCTTGGTGCAAAGAATGTAGGAGTGATAGTTAAATCTCTAACAAAAGTGCTGATGGTGCAGAAAAATTTTTTCTGCACCATCAGATTAATACTTAATACCCTATATATGATTATTTGAACTGCGCAATATGTGCAGTTTGTTCCTTTGGAAAGAAGGTCAATAACTATGAAGTTAAAAGAAGCACAGGCAAAAATTAAAACCATTTGCAATATCCCTTTTGCGGATATTTTTGAAGAGTTAGATTTTCCTATGATTATCAAGAACAAAGGCAAAACCGGTCAATTACTGGAAATGGCTTTAGGAAAGAAACTTGATAATGCAAACATCGACTTTGAGGACGGAGAACTAAAGAGCAATAAATGTGATGCAACAGGTAGACCTCTTGAGACAGTTTTTATTACGCAAATTGCAAGTATTATTGACGAACTAATTGTTGAAAAACCGTTTGAAGAAACACACTTATACGAGAAAATCAACAATATGTTGTATGTACCTGTTTGCAAAGTCGGAGATCCGCATAACTGGATGTTTCTTGATGCTATTCATATTGATTTGTCAAAACCCGAGTTTTCTTCTCTTTTGAACATTTGGAGAGATGATTATTACTCTATTTGCAGACAGTTAAAAGAACACATTGAAACATCAAAGGATGGATTTATACATACATCAAACGGTAGGCATATTCAGGTTAGGAGCAAGGACTCTAAGCCTTATCATCCAATTTATTCAAAAATATACGGACGGAAAGTTTCAAACAAAAACCATGCTTTTTATTTTCAAAAGCAATTTGTTTATGATGTAAGAATTGCATATGGAGGTTAACATGGCATTGCATAATATTGAATACAATCTTCAATCTGATAATAGAACTGGCATCAGAATAGAAGTTGCTAAATTATTTACTTTAGAAGAACCCGGAATTGGTAAAGGTGAAAATTGTTCCAAATATCACTATATCGTAGATCACTATGGTGAATATTCAATTGTTCTCAAAAGACCAACAGGTTTGAACAAGGGTTTTGATTTTACGGTAAATATTAGTGGAATGTATTTTAAAAAGAATAGAAGGTATAGTAACCCTTCTCATAATGATATATTTAAAGTTTTAAACTATGTAAAAAACAACTATGAGCATGAATACGATATAGTTGCGAAGCAAATTATCAATATTTTTCAAATTAATGAATATAGTTTTAAGGGATTAGAAAATGTAGTTTTTCTGAATGGAGATGGAATATTAAGACCTATTGCAATTATTTTACTTGCCATTAAGTGGTTATTTATAGAGCAAGATATTACATATTGGAATTGGTCAGGAAGAAATATGTTATATAACCATCTTATAGAAATGGGGCTTGTATAGTGCCGAATAAAAAGATAACAAAATGGGAACCTGAAGATTTTGAGTTGGAAATGACTACGCATTGGTCGTTCCCGAAGCGTGGAGATTGGGCAACTCACGATGCAAAATGGAGAGGTAACTGGTCGCCGTACATTCCTCGCAATATTCTTCTCCGCTATTCAAAAGAAGGAGATTTAGTGCTTGACCAGTTTGCAGGCGGCGGAACAACGCTAGTTGAAGCAAAGCTGTTGAATCGGGATATAATCGGAGTTGATATTAACGATGTTGCTTTAGAACGGTGCAGAGAAAAGATTGATTTTGATTATGAACAGGCAAAAGGAAAAGTGTATATTAAAAAAGGTGACGCACGAAATCTGGAGTTTATTCCTGATGAGAGTATTGACCTGATATGCACTCACCCGCCCTATGCCGATATTATCAAATACAGCGACGGCATAGACGGAGATTTATCCCAACTCAAAGTCAAGGATTTTCTTGAAGAAATGAAAAAGGTTGCAGCCGAAAGTTATCGGGTACTAAAGAAAGATAAGTTTTGTGCAGTGCTTATGGGAGATACCCGTCAGAAAGGGCATATGGTTCCGATGTCTTTTGAGGTAATGAAAATTTTTCAGGACGCAGGCTTTAAGCTAAAGGAAATCATCATAAAGGAACAGCATAATTGCAGGGCAACAGGTTATTGGAAAACAAACAGCGTGAAATATAACTTTTTGCTTATAGCACATGAGTATTTATTTGTGTTTAGAAAATGATTTTAATTAAGGAAGAAAAATGCAAGACGAATTTATAATTTCAAAGGAAAAATTATCAAAGCTTATTCCTGAGTATACCAATCCTGATTCAAAAGTGATGCAAGAGATTTATGAAATGTGTTTGCAGGATAAAGTTAAAGCTCAAAGTCATGAGGAAATAACTCTGCTGTTATTTTTAGTACTAAAATTCAAGTGGGAACAGATTTTTAAGCGTAGTGCTAATTTAGAATTGTGCTTGAAGGATTTCAAAGAAAAGCAATATGTGTATGACCTGTATAGGCTATTCAGAAGAACTAAGTTTGAAATAGGTTTGACAATTATTTTTGAAAATGATCCTATTCCCGAAGAAGGCAAGGTGGATTTTCTTGTTCTATATTCAACTTTTCTGATTTTATTTTTCCGACACATAAAGTGCATTGATTTGTGTAACGAAGGGTTGGCTCGGGATAAAAAGAATAGTACATTTAATTTTTATAAAGCATCGCTTTTGGATTTATGCTATATAGTAAAACATACTTTTGATTATAGAAATTCTATAGAAATATATAGACAGGATTTGCTAAAATGTGTTTCATTAGATAATATATGCTTTGATAAAACAGTATCTGAAATAATTCTCAACGGTTTTAATGTGCATTCTGAAATCGATCATATACAAAAACAATTATTCGGGTTACATAATGTAAATGATAGCTTTTTGGATACAGATTTAGGCAAGAAATATTGGTCTAAAGAAAAGGATTATTATTTGAAAAAAGTTTTATTTCTAAATCCGTTGAATAACTTTGGAATGTTTATATAAGCATCACTTGAAGAATTAAATCCGCTAGATATTGGAGAAAAAAATCAGAGTATGTTTGATTCAATAATAGAGGACTATAAATTTTGCAGAAGGAAAACTTATGAATATTCGGTTTTACAAAATACATCTATAAGAGAAATGTGTAGCGTATATAGTTTCGCATACTCTATTTATGATAAAATTGCATATTTGTTTAGGGCTGTATATGATATAGATGTTCCTGAGGATAAGGTGGATTTTACCGAGGAAAATTTATTTTCAAGACCATATAAGAATAGTAATCAGAAGTTTTATGAAATTAAAAATCCTGCAATAATACCTCTCTATCTTGAATCCCAAGAAGTAAGAGCAAAAAACAAGCCTAAAGGTATTGGCATTGGAACAGCAGAACTAAATGAGTTTATAAATTTTATAGAGCATAAATCTACTTTGCTTATTGATGCTGATAAACTAAAAAGTAAATCGGAACAGCTTATCAGAAATATACGAGATTTGATAATTGAATCTTATTTATTGTTGCAAGGTTCTAAGAAAAATATGACTGGTGATTTAACTGTATGTGTTGGTACATCATTTGCAAAGGGATTGCAAATTCATAATCAATTGAATAAAAAGTCTTAATATTACTGGACTTTCTCAAAGTTATGTGGTATATGTTTGTGCTGCGAAAGGTGGCATAAACTATGGATACACTCGAAGATTTATACTATGGAAACTTATTTCCTCACAAAAAATGTGCTAAGCTTGATGATGAAATGAAAGAGTTGCTCAGCTTGTTCAACAGAAATGAAGGAAAGCTACCAGTAACCCTTTCCGACGAACAGAAAGAAACTTTTGAAAAATACAAGGACTGCAATCGGGAAATTTCTGAAATCTGCGAACGGCAATCCTTTATCACTGGATTTAAGCTTGGAGCAAAGATTGTCGTTGGATCAATGTCCTGAAAAGAACAACAGCAAGTAGGAGATCACGAAAATGTGGTCTCCTGTTTTTTGTGATGTTACAAATTCAAAATCTGCATCGCTATAAACAAAGATAAGTGTTGAAACCGCTGAAAAGTTTGTGTATCAAGTAAGCTGAATTCTCCGGTCTGTGTTTTAATGCTTTCTGTTCCTATTAGGGAAGCAACTCTCCATCCAAGTGATAAAATCTTCCTCTGTCAGCTTACCATCCATACACTCATTTCTTTTAGTCATTGCCTGATATTCCCACTTTTTAAAATCATCCTCAAGAACGGTGTGGGCCTTAACTCTGGCGGAATATCTCTTGTA